CGGAACATTGAAGTGATAGTCGATAGAATCGTATTTCGTTTCCATGCAGACCGCGTATTCATCATCCGATAAATGCGATACATCGACTTTGAAGCTGTCAAGTATCAGGTCCAGCAGCCATGCAGATGGCTCAGATATTTTCGGAAATATAGCCTCGCGAACTTTGTCGTGCTGGATGTTGTCATAAAATTTGGACATGTCGACAAATCCGACATATCCGTCATTGTTTCCTTGTTCTATCCAGTAATTGTGTAAATCATTCTCAAACATGGTCCGCGAGAACGATATGCCTTTGCCTTTCTGGCTTGCGCCATTGTTATGGATCAGATACTGAGCGAGTGACGGGCCAGGCTCGTAATCACAGATAACATGTCTGACGACCCTGTCTCTCATCCTGCTGCCTCGGATCAGCCTTGCCTTTCCGCGTTCGCAGTGCATGAACTCCGAGCGTGGGGATGTTACATATGTGCGGTTTTCCCATTCCTTTGAGAGTGCATTTATCTCACTCAGCCAGTCTATTTCGAATCTCTGGGGCTCTTCTTTCCATGAGCTTCCGTTCATGGATGCTCTGAAGCCTCCATACATCTTATTTCTGCTGTATATTGGTTCCGTTGTTCTTTCGTCTATTGCACTATGCCATGCAATAGACTCATATATTGAGTCCTCATTCATATCCATAACAAAAAGCCGCGTTCCTTCGCAGGTCAGTCACCGGATAGCAGCTTGTCGTAACGCACTGCATGGTGTAAGCCGACGCGGCTCCGGCTCCGCATTTCTGCGCTCGTATTTAGCCTTGCGGCAGGGACAGCCTTTCCTTTCGGTATCAGTGCCTGCCTATCCAGAGGTCTTATCCGGCACTTCCAAAATCCGGGCGCACGCCATTAGGGTTGGACGCGTTGTTGTAGTTGCAATTCCCGTTGTTGTTGACATTGCAGAAGTTCGCCGCGGAGGCGACATCCCGAAGCCACCAGTTCGAGCGTTCAAAGGCTGCCCGCATTAACTATTTCTTTATTTCCATCATGCCTATCCTTCTGGCTATGCTGCTTACCGTCTCGATTGCATCGGCCAGTTCGGTCAGGATCTTGTCATTTCTCTCTTTCTTCTTTTTCAGGAAGCGATTATCCGCCTGCCTTACTCCTTTATACAGTCTGATCTGCTCATTGATTGCATCGTCGAATCTTTCGGCCTTGTCTATATTCACCGGCAGCGTCTCCAGCACGAAATTAATTTCCTGCTTCAGCGCGTAGCACAGTCCTATCGCTCTGTTCATATGAAGGCGCCTCACGACGAACTCGACCAGCTTCGCCGGCGTGTCGGACGGATATATCGAATTACCAAGTGTGAATTCGTAGGATATCTGAGATATGAGGTCGAGGACCTTATCGCTTTCGCGGTCAATGAAATGTCGATTGAATGATTCGCATTTCTTCTCATAGTTCGCTACGACCTTGTCCACGTCTTCCGCAGACCTATGGCATTCTCTATACCAGTCTATTGTCTTCCTGTACTTATCTTCCGAGAATCCGAAATCCAAAAGAGCGAGAGTTGTCACCTCTCGCCGCAGTTTATAAAAGTGATGGTTCGCTTCGAATCTCGACGGTCTTTGTCTTCCTTTCGGTACGCTCATTATTTACTCCTCCTCACTCCGCCCACGAGGGGCGGAGATTCAAGATCAGGCGCTATGCGCAGATACCGAAAGCCGGGCGCACGCCAAAAGGGTAGGACGCGCCGTCGTAGGTGCAATACCCGTTGCCGTAGACAACGCAGAAGGACGCCGCGGAGGCGACATCCCGAAGCCACCAGTTCGAGCGATTGCAGATTTTTGACTTATCGAGTCTGAACAGTGCAAGCTGCTGGAAGTCAATCGTATATGAGTATGGGATGTTTGTTCCGTGAAGGCCGTCGCCAAACACCTTGCCTCCATATACCATCTGCTCCGTCATCAGTTCGACGGTCGAGTCCATCCATGCTCCGCCGCTTGCGTATCCGTTTGTAACGGCATTGGTCAGCAGTTCTCTGTGATTCAGTATGTGTGCCGATCCGAATGCGCTGTTGATGGTCGACTTAGCCTGTGCCAGATTCGTCCTGTACATATCCGAACCGGTATATCCGCCTTCTGTCGTGTTTGCAGACCCCGCCTCATATTGACCGGAGCTTGTATTGTGCATCTGCGCACTGTACATGTTCGCGTCCGGGACGATGACGATATGGTGCTTGCTGCAAGCTGTGTCTCCACAGTTGAGCCAGTAGTCGAAATGTGCGATCCTGTACACCTTGCCACCTATGGTCCAGTAGTCACCTATAAACATGTCTGTGAATTTACCGTTACTGATGGCAGTCCACTGTGCTGACGATACGCTGGTGCCGAGGCTCTTGCCTCTGTATATGGCGTTATGGGCAGCCGCTCCATCTGCAATGACGTTGTTGCAGATCTCGTTAATGGATCCGACTATAGTCTTCGCGCTCGTAATGAGTGTCGATGGATTTGCTCCGAGTTTCTGTCCAAAAAATTTGATCGCTGATCCTATTTTCTGCAGAGTCCCTTCGCTCCAACCGAGATCAGTCAGGACGGTTTTTGTGCTCGCGTCCATGCTCGCCTCAACGGCCGCATTATGGAGCTCTTCGTCCAGCGTATCGAAGTTCTCGTTCAGGATTTCGATATCCGCATAGTCGCTGTATTCCGGCTTCTTTAGTCCGTAATTGTCTGTAGTATTCACTATTCAACTCCCTCCTTTACAAACTCCCATGTTTTTGTTTTCATGTCATTCCATGTCTTTTTTCTCTTATATTCATCCCAGCAGTGATACAAGATCTCTACGTGGAAGATGATCATCAGCGGAACTATCCTCTCCAGCATTTCTTCGATGGCCGATTTTCTCTCTTTGGTGACGAGCAGGATCCGTACCTCCATGGTTTGAGCTGAGGCATCGTACACGACGGTGCTGTTTCCTTCGCCGCAGAGAAGGTCGAGTCTTCTCTGCAGGTCGAGCCTGGTGTATGGATAGACGTCGAACCATGCGAGCATTACGTTATCTCTGCGAAGCTGCAGACTCTGTGTATCCAGTGGTGTGATGCCTAATATCTTCTCCCGTCTTGCGATCCCCTCCTCTGTGGACGTAGAAATCAGGATGTCATCTTCCAGGTCCTCGAGCGCCTGCTCGAATTTAAGCATCTGGATATCGCTGACTCTGTCTATCTCACTGAATTCCGGTATGGCTTCCAGGTGCGGCGGAAGCTCTATCGTTCTCAATTCTGCCATGGTGCACCTCCTAGCTCGATACCGATCCTGTTACGGTCCCAAGTACCGGGATGGCGTATGTCCCCAGCTGCAGATTTGAAGCCGAGCCGTTTATCGTGAGTGATACATCGTGGACGCCTTCTATCTCGAGGATCTTAGTCTCGAGTCCGGATATCCTGACTATGAGATATGATTCGTTTTCCCAGACCTCTCTGAGACCGGATATGTACTCTTCGCACTTAGCTCTCATCTGAGAGGCGATATCCTCATATTCGAGACCGCTTTCAAGGACCAGTGTGACAGCTATGTTTACAGTCGTTTCTGAAGCTGAATGGACCGTGACCTGATGCCCTATAGGCGCAAGTCCGTAGCCTTCACCTGTATATTCCGTAGGATCCACTGCAGCCTTCACAGCAGCGAGCAGTGCCGCGGGTGCTGCGCGATATTCTGCATTCTGTATATATGCTTCTATGTATGAGGAACCTGTCTGTCTCCTCTGCATCTTGACGCCTCCCACATTGTCGAGGTCTTTTATGACTTCCTTGTAATATGCACGATTGCCAGCGCAGGCTTTTGTCTGGAACCACTGCAGACGCCTTTCCCTGTAGGCTTCTGTGTCCTCTTCATCTTCTCCGGCTGTGATCAAACCTACTATCCAGCCTTCTTCAAAGTCATCCATGAAATCTGCAGGTTCTATGTCTCCGGTGTATGAGCCAGGCTCGACTCCGACATCTTCCGCTATCAGCTGGTACTGGTAATACGACAAAACGACCGGCTCTCCGTCATCGTCTACAGTCTCGTGATCGATGCGGCCTACAAGTTCGCCGGTCTCATAGTTGTATTCGGAATCGAGCGCCGTAAATACGGTTCCCTCTTCAACTTCACAGTTTACAGTCGCAAGGACTACAGCCTGCGATCCCTCATCGATCAGAAGCCCTGCCTCAGCTCCCGACTCAATCAAGTGCTCCCTGTCCTGTGTATCGCAGAACATATTGTCGTAGACATAATCAAGATTCTCATATGCCTCTTCGAGTCTGACAGCCTGTTTCCCGAGCGCGATATCAATGAAGGACCCTTCCTGCTGATCTACGTCTGCAGACAGATCCGCTCTCATTTCCGCCTGCAGGTTCTCGAATGTTCTGTCATCATATAGCGACATTAGATTCCACCTCCCCGAACGTTGTTACTATTGTGAATGAGCATACAAGAACATTCTGAACCATTATGCAGTCAAAATCTTCTATGCCCTCGATATACCTGTTCTGCATCAGGCATTCTTCGCACATTCTCTTTGCTTCGCTCTCGATATATTCAAAAGGCCTCTGAGATAGTCCGATCAGGTTTTCAAGCTCTGAGCCATAATCCCATGTGAACTGTTCATATCGATATCTGGCCGTTTTCAGTGCGTTCCATGCCCATACTTTTATTGCTTCAAGGCCTGTTACCTTTCCGCCAGTCATCAATCCGGTCGTGAAGTTGACGCCGAATTCTACCGGCAGCGCGTCATCCTCTTCATTCTCCAATGGCTCCGCATCTTCTACGACGCCCTCTTCATCGAAATCGAATTCCGCTTCCTGTTCTATTCCGTCCCAAACGAGTACATTTTCATCAGCCATTATTCCACCTTTCCGAATACGGCAAATTCTTCGTCATTGATCTGATAGCACAACACCTTATCGCCTTTTTTCAGCGGAGGTATGGCAATCGTTGCCTTTGTGCCGTGATAATCAGTTATCGTCACAGACTGCCGTTTCTTGTACGGTATCTTCATTACCTTGCCGTTGATCTCGATCTCATTAGTCAGCAGCACATAGTCGTCGCGCGCCAGTATGAGATCTCCGACCTTGA